GTATCATATCGGTCTCATCCGACACAGTTATGCTGTACTGGTTCCCCATATTCTAGTCTAAATAATAATGTTATTTAGTTCTGCTGGAAAAAACCCTTCGGGGAAATCATATTTTTCAGCGGTCACAAACCGGCAGAATCTATTACCCGACTACCTCTTGTGACCATTGCGGGGGCGTGAAGCCTGCTACGCCCGGTGTTGGGCTAGGCACAATGGGTATGTGACCACTGCGTGGTGCGAAGATACCGGTGCATTTATTACACCAACTCAGTGTGGCGTTTCTATGGCAACTGCTAAGACTGGGACTTTTTATCTGACTGAAACCGTGAGTCTGGCAGCTGCTGCTGCTGATGGAAATCGGGTAACGGGGACCGTAGACCTCTCAGCCTACGTCAATGTTCCAACGGGACAGGCGATCGCCATCGATTCTGTGGACTTCATCACTCAAACAGGCAGCACTTACTCATCTGACGTTGCCAGAATGCTTGCGGCCAATGGTTCACTGGGGTTTCAACTCACCGATCTAAACCCTGGTACGCTCTTCGTTCGTGCTGATAATCAGTCGCTGGTTGCTTCTGGCGCCTTGCAGATCGATATTGCCAACAACATCGCTTCTCATATGAATGACCTTTATCCAGATAACTTCGGACCTGGCGCCTTGAGTGAAGCATTCATGGTCGTCAATGATTCGCTTTACTTGACAGCGGGAGTCGATGGCTCAGCAATCAGTACCAGTGAAGTCTTCATCACTGCTAGGATTCGTTGCAGAGTCGTGAAACTATCTTCCAAGGACTGGATGGCAATTGCGATCCAGAGTACAGCCGAGTCGTGATATCATGCCCAGGTACTGTCCGAGATGTGGCGAAGCGCTACACAGTGATGGCACCAAGAAAGGAGAGGTGCGAAAAACGGCCCGGCGTGCGTATGAACCTAAGAAAAAAAGAGCCCCATCTGCGTACAATAAACGATACTCTGCTGCATTCAAGAAGGTGGCCAGCCGATACAAGACCAAGGGTGGCCAGTGGAAGAAGGACGGCTTCAAGCGTGCTGCTGCGGCGGCTCGGAAACTAGCGAAGTGATCTCATGGCAGATAAACCATTCAACATAGTCGATTATATCCCGGCAGTCACTCTCTTCAACACCACTGGAGGAAGTGCAGGATGGAGTGTCCAAGGTGTTTCATCTTATACAGCTCTTACCTTGAGTGGACCAGATGGATTCGTCTTTCAATCACAGATTGATGTAGCGGGATGGACAAAAGATGGTCTGACTGCCTTCTTCTCCAATCAATTCACTCAAAGAGATGGACCATACACACCTTCTGGTCCCGCCCTGGTTCCAACTGATACTCTCCAGGCACGAGACTATGTGATCATCACCGATGTCCCACTCCAGTTATCGAACACCATCATCCATGCCGGCTTTCTTGATGAGGTCAGCGACTACATGACCATCAAGTTCGGTCAGGTGAGTATCTTCTGTCAATCCACCACCACACCCACGATGATGATCAACGCTGATGGTTGGGGTATTGGTTCTGGAGAACCTACAGCCTCAGGTACACTATACGTCACGAGGATTGTCATTGCACACAAGGTCGCTCCTGCAGCTGGTGATGCAATAGAGTTCCCAGCGATTCGCTATGTCGCCCAGGGTATTGCTACTGAAGAACCAGAGTTCGTACACTTGACCAGGCTAAGGCGATCCTATGAACAGCAGTCTCGAGTCTAAGCGTCGTGCCTACCTCCTGGCACAACCTACTTTCCTCCAGGGCGTCGCAACTGCTCCAGTCTCATTACCAACGCATGACTGGGGGTTCTTCGGAGAATATGAATATCTAGGCCTTGGTACGCCCTATGCTCTGAAGAGGAGGGCTGGCGTGGAACCAAAGAACGATCTGGATAGAATCGCCATGTACCACGACTCTCAATATTCATGGACAGCGCAACACACTTTACCAGGAGGAGCAATGGTGACCAGTGGAATGAGAGGAGTGGCAGATTACGGAGCCGGGGCTGCGATGATGACGGCATCATTGAACCCCTGGTCAGACTTGACGATGAAAGATAGAGCTCTTGCTTTCGTCGCTGGAGATGTTCTCATGATCCAAGGGATTCTCAGACTGTCTCCGCCGACGATGTTGGGGATGTTGTTTCTGGATTGGTTATTCTATTGAAGGATGACATGTCCGACAGAATCCAGAAAATGGATTACAACCAGGACAGCAACACATAGTCGCCGAAAAGAATACATCATCACACTCAATACATTTCCACCAGGGGGATTCATCCAGAAACCACATTGGATCTAACCACACCATCAATGAACCTTTACACTTCATTCTTCCTCAACATCCCTGGCATTGAATAGTAAATACATTGGAGGAAGGAAGATATCCATTCCACAATCAGACCAACACATGAATTGGTTGCATTGAATAATCAACCGGTACTCTTCCCAGTCAACGATACGTTCTGTGCCACACATTGGACATGGTATGATTCTCATCCGAACATCTCCTGCCACTTCATTGCCTTACGTTGAATCGCTGCGATCTCTTTCATCGTTTCATTTAGATCATCGATGGCTTCGGTCAGCTCCAGAAGATACTTCTCTGTATTCGCTGTCATCTTCTTGATGGTGACAGCCAGGGAATCTTCTTCTGGATCTAAAAGCCCGTAGGTCTTTGGATCGCATTGTTCCTCCAGAAGACAAGTCAACCGGGAGATCGCATCAGTTAGATCGGGATCACTCATTCGGATCCCTCCAGACATGATTCAGGAACTGGAGTAGCGAACTTATCTTCCGATGACCATTTGACATTCGGACAGATCCATATCATGTCACCCCATCGTGGAATGAACTTCAGCTTTGATTCAAGTCCGCACCACTTACAGTTCATTGCGATCCCTCCTGGTGTTTGATTTTCCGTCGCAAGGCGATCAATCGAGCCAGAGCTTCATTCCTGAGGAGCTTCACGGCCTCATCAATTACCTGGCTAGTCATATATCCGCCATCCTTCAGTGTCTTTAGTATCATATCGGTCTCATCCGACACAGTTATGCTGTACTGGTTCCCCATATTCTAGTC